TAGCGTTCGCACTCAGTGGGCAGAGAAATCTGCAGTTCGGTCGCAGCAGCCCCAACACCACCTGCTCCTGTGATGACCTTCGTGCCGATGGTCGTCGGCGTCCCGAAGTCCGTATCAGGGTGCATCTCGATAGTAACAGTCGCTGTGCGAGTGTTAGGCAAGATGGTGGCGTTGAGCGCTGGAACTTTTACCGCGGCCGACATGTTGAGGAGACGAGCACGAGACGTGCGGTTACCAGTGTCGATGCTTGTGGTGACCACAGAAGTGGAAGCCGCCGCAGGAAGGGCGATGGACTTGAGAAGGTCCTTGTCGCGAAGATTGAAATCGAATGCAGGCATAGATTTATGAGTAGTTGGTCAGTTGATGTGCGGATTACGCGAAGGTCTCTTCGCCGTTGATGATGGAGTCAGTGACGATCAGTGGGATGCCGGCCAAATCAGTCGGCATAGGTACCGAATTCGGTTGGAAACCACCGGTAGCCGCCACCGCCTGACGCGAATTGCGGAGTTGACGGCGGGAACGGCGATTACACAGGAAGTAATCAGGAACAATTCCGCTCGGAAGCTTCTCGATGGCCTGTTCACCGAGTTCGTCGGTGAGACCCTTGTCGGCCTGCTCCGAGAGGTTAGCGATGCGGACTAGGGAGTAACGAGCCCCAACTTGCATGCCGATCCAACCCATCAGGGAATTGACGTAGGCGGTGAAGGCAGTGTTGTCGTCAAGGTTGACGGTTTGGATCCGCCATTCAGGGAGCACATTCGGCAGGGTGTCACCACCGCTGACGAAGTGAACATCCTTGAGACCAATACGAACGCCCCACACAGAAGTGCAACCAGTTGTGCCGGTCGCGTCGACTTCATAGTTGGCAGCGTCATAGGCGTCAAGAAAGCCAGGGAAGCCCTTCTGATCGCCATGACCAGCAGCCACTGCTTCAGCTGAGTTGCCGTAGTAAACCTGCTTGCCGATGCGACGCATGACGGCTTCCATGACGCCTTGAGCTTCGATCATCTGATAGCTCGCAGCACCGCCTGGTTCCCAGACGTCAGCGAGGGCCTTATCAGCCGCGATCTGAGTGTCGAGGATGAAGCACTCAGTGAGACGGTTTTCGAACGTGCTCTTAGAGCGCGCGACGCCTTCATTGAGGTGACGGAACTGAGCGATTGGGAAACCCGTGCGGACCAGGGTTTTGTAGGCGGTCGACTTGATCTGACGCATTGGGAAGATGCGCATTTCAGGTTGTGTCAGAATGGACTCTTCGATGAGTCCGACCTGAACGTCGTTATTGCGTTGGAGGGCGAGGTCCAACATGGTAGGCATTCCTTCGGGCATAGATTTCGGTGGTGTGGGGTGTAGTTCTCTGACGTCTTGGCGATTACGCGTTCACCGCAAGTTTGGCTCCTGCGGACAACTGGGTCTGACGACCCGCGATTGCTCGAGCGATCCCTTTGAGTTTCGGTTGACCGTCGTCGCTGTCGGGCTCGTTACCGCTCTTTGTAGCGATCTTCGTCGGCTTAATGCCAGCGGCCGCGATCAACCTGGCAGCTTCACCTTTAGACGCGGTGAGGTCAGCGTTGAGTTGGGCAATCTGGGCCTTGTAGCCGGTGACTTCGGCGTTCGAAGCAGAAAGTTGGCTTTGCACTGTGGTGAGCTGCGTCTGCAGCGCAGTCAGGTCGTCCGCATGGGTCGAGGCCGCAGCGGTGAGTGTAGCGTTGCTGGCTTGAAGACCAGTCATTTGACCGTCGAGCCGAATCACTTCGGCGTTGGCTTCGTCAATGGAGGCGATGAATTCGCGGGGCATGATATTAGAGGTGTTGGGTTCGAATTGAAGTGGTTCTTCAACAATCCATCGTAGTGTCAACTCAGTTTGGAGATGAGTGTCGTCAGCGATGTAACCATTGCGTCAACCAACTTGGCTTGGCGCGCTTCCGGTGCGCGGAACATCTGTCCTTGCATGGTCTCATCGCTGACGTCAGGTCGCTTCGACCGGATGGCTTTAACGAACGACGCGTAGTCGCGGTCAACTTGAGCCTGAACTAGTGCTAGGTCCTCATCGTTCAACGGATTGCCAGGCGCTCCCATCGCCTTGTGCTTACCCGCTTTGATGATGTGCATGCGTTCGCCGCGAGCCTTCATCGATTCGCTGCGGTCGAGAAACGCACAGTAGACGCCAATACTACCGATGCCCGCTGACTCTGTAGCGTAGACAGAATTCGTCTGCGACATTAGCCAGTAACCTGCGCTAGCGCTCATTGAATCGGTGAAGCCAAAGGTGTTCTTCGTCTTGCCGAGAGCCGCGATCATCTTACCAGCTTCAGGCACGCCGGTCACCGTTCCGCCTGGAGTGTTGAAGTCAAAGAGTACGTTTTTGATGGATGGGTCAGACGACACGAGTCCGATGTCGTGCTCTAACCCTGCAACATCGAAGCCGCCGCACATCATCTCAAGGTTCGACATGTGTTGGCCGATCACACCCCAAACTGGGATGACCGCCAGACGGCCTTTCGTCCATACGCGGCTACCAGGCTGCGCGTGTTTGGTCAGGCCGAGTCCCACTGCCTTTGGGGTAAATGGAATCGCCAGATTGGCTGTGGTAGCCACCGAGCGACCTTCAATGTGAGACATAAGGACTTCCTGCAACGTGTGGTGCGTTTCAGGGGTGATGAGCCATGGTTCGCCCATGACACGCTGGATAATTCGGGGGTAAGACATACTACTTTGCCTCAAGTTTCTCAGTGGGTTTCTCTTCGTGTTTTGCAGTTTCAGCTACTTCGCCATTGCTAGGTCCACCGTCGCCGCCTTTGTTTAGAGTAATGAGGTAGTCAAACGGAACTCCGTCCTCGTGGCCTGGACCTTTCTTACTAGCCGCGTATTCCATAGCCCATGCAAGTTCGTCGATACGTGCTTTGACCATCTTACGACCCGACTTGCCACGTTCAGCCCAGAACTCTTCCCATGTGCCACAACCAGACTTAAGTCGCTCGAGTTGGAGGTTGCCTTCTTTGCCTTGGTCGACCGTGATCTTTGCGGGTCCCATCCAAGCGCATGAGTACGGGTTCTTCACTCCTTCTGGCACGACAATTTCACCCGATTGAATGCCTCGAGCTACGACCCACATGTAGAGCGGACGACATAACAAACGAACTAGTAGGTCCTGCAGTTCCTCGAATAATCCTCCGGCTAGTGCTAGGATGGATCGGACGTTCGGGCCACTCGCATCGATCATCGACCAGACAAACTCTGTAGTTGTACCGAAACCCGCTGCCAAGTCGCGTACTAAGAACTCGATGAATCCATTAAAGGTTGCACTCTCACGATTCGATGCCTCGAGTTTGAACTCCTCGTCCATCGCCAACTGGAGGATACCGCTACCACCGATGAAGTTGTCGAACGCGATGACCCGCTGCTTGCCATCGGACCCAGTAACCTTAGTCTTCTTGTAGGTCCCGCCGAATCCGACTGGACCGGCATCACCAGTCTTCTTGCGGATCGTCGCCGCGACGACAGAGTGAATCTTAGTCGCATGCTTTTCAAGCGTTGTCAGGTCCATGATGTCAAGGGCTGAATTGACTCCAGCATAGAGCCAAGTTAGACCGCGGATTTGCTGACTGCGCTCATAGTCGTAGACGTGCAATAACGCACTAGCCGGAATGATGTCTTCGTTCGACAAATCGAACTCACTGCGGTTACGGTCTGACAGTCGCTTGTAGGCCAGCACCGCTCCGTATTGGTCGCACTTGATGCCGTCACGGAATCCATCTTTGTCGAGTTCATGGTAGGCCGCCATTCGACTGCCGATGAACTGTGACTCAAGCCACTGGAACTGTGGGATTCCTCCGTTCTCAGACGCCTTGACTACAAAGCATTCGCCGTCGCGTAGCATCGACCTGAGCACGTTCTTCTGGAGCGTCCAGAAGTCGAGTCGACCAGAGATGTCGCAGAGCATAGCCGAATCTGCCCAGTCGCAGAAGTAGTCTTCGACTATGACATCAAACTCGACATCTCCGGTTGTCGGTATAGGACTGATACCTGTGCCGACCGTGAACCTCGAAGTATTGTTGATCATGCCTCGTACAACACCGAGGTTGTTATAGAGCCAGCGGGCCTTACGCACCAACTGTTGACGTGTGAAGGCGGTGATCTCGCGCCGCGAGTCAATTGGCATGCCGGATGTCGACGTGCGAACGTTGGAGTCTCCTGACCCCATGAACGGTTGGACCGATGACGACGAAACGTCGACCGCCGACCCGAACCACGATTTAGGATTCAAGAACTTCAGTGAGGGAGGCATGTGAAAGTGGGAACGGTGAATTTAACTGCATTGCCGTCGTAGGCTCGAAGCGCTTCTTGGAGTGCGACTAAGCGGTCCTCGGAGCTACGACCGACAGTCCAGGTGGACGAATGACCTTCAAAAGCCTCTTGAACTAACGATGAACCTTGGTCGACCTGCTCGGCCCCTAGCGCCAAATCGCGTTGTTCAACGAGCCAAACGCGGCCACTCCCTAAAGTGACTGCGTCTTTTTCTTCGGCCAATTCGTAATAAACCTGTGCTAGCGGCGACATACGAGGCTCGCGTTTGTCAATCTGACAGTATTACGTCGGCAAAGCCCACGGGTCGTGCGGCATTCTTGGAGCCTCGTCGAGTACCTTCGGTCCCTTGGGATCGGGAACTTCTTTGGGCGCACTACGCGAGTCACGTTCCGCTCTAAGGATCGGCAACATCACGTCGATTCCAGCGAGCAGGCACTTCTCGACATCACCTAAGTGGTTGTTGCCCTTTGCCGATTTCCATTCAAGGACCTTCTGACCTTTCTCGGTCTTCGTGTGCGTGAGTTGCTCATCGGTCAGCTGAGCTTTGTATGCCTCGCCGATGTTCTGTGGCAAATACCACCCGGAACCCGTTTGCTTCTTGATCTTTGCGAGATAGAGTTGTTCTTTGTAAAGATCGTCCCGTAGTTGCACCGCGGGGATGAGAATGCCCTTGTGTTCGAAGTGAGTTTCGCGCACGGGTTGGAACAAACCGTGGTTCATCGATCGTCCTTGGCACGGGAAGAACAAGCCGGAACTCGCGATGCAGAAGTCGTAGACGCCTGACTCGCGTTTGGCTCGGAACCCTGAGTCGATGAGGCCTCGGAACGGTTGGGTCATCTCGCCGCTGGGTTGTCGATACCACCGCTCACGTAGTTCTGCTAAGTCCGCCCAGGTCGCGGCTTGACCGTAGTCGATGAGATACGAGTCCTCGTTGATCGAAACCCCACGCTGCCCCCACCAAAAACAGTCCTGTTGAACGTCGACCATCATGAGAATAAACTCCATCTCTGCCGGCAGTGTCCAGTTAGGGTCTCGCTCGTCGTAAACTTTATACTTCGGAGACGCATCGCGCACTCGCTCGACGTCGCTGATCGTGATGATCGTCGCGTGCGCAACGTAAGGCAATCCAAGGTAGTGATTGTAGAAATCGTGGATGCCACCCGCAGTGTCCTTGCCTTCGAGGAAAATGACCGCGATCTGGCCCCACGTCAGCGTTGGACTGTAGAGCGCCGATATGTGCCACGAGATGTGGCGACGAGGCGCGTTTGGATTCGTCTGAACCCATTTGCCGTCAACTACCATCTGGCCTTGTCGCCACTGCTCAACGTCGCAACCTTTGCTTGGACACGTCAACGAGGTAGTGTCACGAACCTTGTCAAGATCCCACTTGCCCTCAGCGTTGCGATTCGTCTCGCGATGGAAATTCAGATGCTCGAACTTAAGCTCGAACTCGTGGCCGCAGACTGGACATGGCACGAAGTATTTGTGTTGCGTGCCTCGTAGGAAATACTTCCAGATGTTTCCCTCTGGAACTGTTGGCGTTGATATGCGTAGAATCTTGCGCGCATGCGAGTAGGAAATCGTCGAGGCCTCAGCGGTCGACATAGCCGGTGCGTCTCCCTCATCGCCTTCAGGCCAAGTGTCGACTTCGTCCTCGAACAGATAGCGAATCGGCCTGGACATCAAGTTCGCTGGCGAATTCGACCCTGTGAGCTCAAATGTGCACGACTTGAAGTGCTGGACCAGCTTCTTAAAGTCGTGGTCATCGTCTGGCATCAACTCCTTAAGTGGTTCACATAGTTCAACACGGGGTTGCCACTCGCGCTCTGAGAACGACTGAGCTTTGGCGATCGTCGATGTGACGTAAAGACCGGGTCCTGGGTCCTCAGCGGCCGCGAACATCATGCAGTTGCCTAAGTAAGTCGTCCCGCCGACCTGACGCGACTTAGCCCCTGTGATTTCTTCGACGTATGGGTCTGAAAACCATTCGTGAGGACCCTTCATGTATGGCGTAAAGTTCACGTCATACATGCCTGGCCTCGCGGTAAATCGCTTGTCGAGCCGCACATACTTTGCGCACCACTCATGCGTGTTGAGCTTAGTCTTTGGTTTCCATATTCGACCGCGCACGTCGGCCATTGTGATGTTAGGGTCAGCTGTTTGCATTCAAGTTCCCGCCCTTCTTGAAAATGGTCATGACCTTAATAACTTCCGCTTCGACTAGCAGCTCGATCGTCACTGGGTCGATCGCTCTTAACTCAGAGCGAGTGGATATACGTCGCGGTAGAGCTTCCAGTTCGACCTTCATCTCGCTGAATGTCCTGGACCACACCGCGTCGACGTCAGTGACCCGCATAAGTTGCCCTGCTTCCTTCTCCGCAGTAGGAGCGATCTTGGCTAGTTTGCCCCACGCGTCGAGCATAGACTTCCATGTCTGCCACAGTTCGCGCTTCACAGCGGCGTCTGGCATGGTCTCGTAGGCTCGGTAGGCCTTGTCGCACTCCTGTTTCAACCGTTGGAGCTCGAGTTGGAATCCCTCGAGGACGTCGGTCGCTACAAGTTCAGGTGCTGAAGCACTTGTCGTTACCTTACCGGTTGGTCGCTGGTCTAGAACGTCGTCCTCCTCGTCCTCGTAACCGGGGACAACTTTGGCGGGAGTCGGTTGAACTGGTGCTTTGCGTGGGTTGAGCGGGGGCAGGCGGGTCATGTGCGCGAGCGCCCGCACACCCGACCAATCAGAACGTCGCGGGGACTTCTGCTTCATCAGGTCCTCGAGCAACATTTTCGGGTTGTCGAGGCGGTGACCTAATATCGCCCAGTTCCGCACAGTCGCTTCTGGAATACTATACGTCTTCGCATAGCGAGGTATCGTATAGAGGTATTTACGTGCTTGTGCCATGTCGTTAATTAGGCCACCTGCGCGAAGTTATGGGGCCCCGCTCATTTACGCTCGGTGACAAGAATGCTCGTGCCCTCGCCGGAATAGCCAGATGTCTCCCTGACAGGGGGCCCTTGTAGAAAATAATTGTCGTTAATAACATTGTCGTATAGAGATTGTCGTATAGAGATTGTCGTATAGAGATTGTCGTAAGCGTATATCGTATAGACTATGTGCTCTGCGATGCCTTAGCTCTACGCTTCTCCCATCCTTGCGTTGCTGCTCGTGCGTAATTCACCCTGCTACGTTGACTCTTCTGATTGCGTGTGAAGAAAGTGAAGCGGTTGCTAAAGTCCTCCGCCACCATGCTAATCCAACACCGCGTCTTGCCTAACGCTTGGGCCATATCCTCAAGCGACACGACCTTCTCTTTCTTGGTGCGTAGCATCGTTGGTGCCAGTAGCCAAATGACTGCAAGCATCCTGATCAATGCCCGATACATGCCTCGCTTACTGTCGAACTGTATGCCATCAGTGACGAAGTCCATCACCTCGTACAACAACCTCGCCGCCCTGCGGTTCACTTCATCCTCCAGTTCTGATGGTAGTTCACCATTTTCGAACCATCCATTGCGTGCATCGGCAATAGCTGCAAAGTCTGGTGTGACCGTAGCCACTTGCACCATGTCGTCTGGATTGTCTAGATCGCGGACCCATGCAGAGCCTAGTTTGTTATGCTTCGATTCGTCGATGTTCTTCATGCTCGGATGTAATTGTTGATGGCGGTTGGATTTGTGTGAAGATCGTGAAGCCAGTCGATGAACGCACTCGGGTTCTCGAAGGTCCCTAGGTTCGGCATCGTGAAGGTTGGTGTTGGGTCTAGCGAACCTAACACTGCCATAGCTTTAGCTCGGTCGTCTTCATACAGATGGCATGAAGCCGCCGTCAGTGTGATGTAGCCTAGCACATCAACCTTCACTCCGGCCGCTCTAAGCCGTAGAGCCAAGTAGTGCGACAACATCGAGAAGCTGAATATGTCGTACGGCCAACCTAGCCATACATCTGAGCTACGCATGGTGTCGAAGCACTGCAGTATGCCGTCGCGCAACAACCACTGCACTGACAATGTGCACGGAATGTCTCTTGATTCTGGCGGGTTCTCACGCCAGATGTTGATGACCGCTTGCCGTGTGTTCGGGTCTTTAACGAACGCTTGAATTACTGAGTCTAGTTGAACCGCTACCTTTGGACCGTATGCGCCGTGCAGAGTTTGTCCGTCATCGGAGAACTTCGCATAGGTCGGCGCATACGGTAGCAAGGTGCTCAGGCGATTGTCGCCTGTAATAATCCACTCCGCCTCTACCGCTGCGAACTGGTGACTGAGTTTGCGACCTGGAGTCATGACGAGCGGTGAGCTCATCGATATACAACTCTGCTGCGCGAACACTTCGAACACGGTTCGGCCTCGAGTGTGAACTTTGTGGCCGTTTTGGAGCGTGCGGTTGAGCAACGCCAACCAGGATCGGTCAGTAGATGGGATTTGTGGCATGGGATTATCGGAGTGCGTTGATTAGGTCTTGAGGAGCGTGACCAAATTTACCTACAAACGATGGATGGTAAACATCTTTGTAAGCTACGCCGATTTGATCTAAGGTTTTGGCCGCTCGACGTCCGAGCGATATGAAGGACATCGGCTTCGCCTGACTGAGCTTCGTCAACCGTTCGATGCCATCTGTATCGTTGGCATTCACCCAGATGTAATCGAGTTCGTCGACCGCAGCATCGTGCATCGCCTTCGATACGGCACGATTCGTAGCGCTTAGAGCTGCGAACGGCCATGCAGCGCAGGATTGATCTCCGACGATCACGTGAGACGCAAACTCGTAGTGACCGAGCAGATTGTGATCGTGTAAGTCAAACTTTGCTTCTTGCCACTGGCGTTCGCGTAGCGACACCGACCGTTGGAAGCTCATCAGCGCATGTTGGGTCACGTGCGGCCCGTGGAAATCAATGTCGTACAGAGCCACATCAGGACGATCATAAAGACCTCCTTGGGCGATGATGCTCTCGACATAATCTTGATGGACTGGACCATCGTAAGTGCGGGTACCGTAGTAGAGGTCACAGTAGAGTTTGGCGAGTTGCTCGATCTCAGGACCTGGCAAATACATTTCTTCGCGATTGCGACAACTAACCGCGTGGCGATCTACTGCCGACTTAGGGTCTGGACATGCCATGACATAGACTCCACCCAGACGACGGATGACTCGGTCTAAGCCGCGAACTTCGTAGGCCAGACCCGAACCTTTGCGGTAGACTCGGCTGTAGATGTTCTCACTCATCCAACCGCGATCGAGTATGAACGTCCGGCCAGCACGAAGACTCGCTTCGGCCTGAAGCAACACTCGGTGATTGGCTCGATACATCTCTTGGTTATCTTTGATGTAGGTCAAGTGTTCATAGCGACTGTTTGGAAAGAGCTTTTGGATAGTTTGAGCGTAGACCGTCTTGCCGACGGCGTCTGGTCCGTCGAGGATAATGAACGCGGGTGGTTGTGTTACTTGCATGACGCGAGGATGTCGAGGATGGTGGAAGTGTTGGTTTTGTAGAATTCCACGAATGACTTGTGGAAACCATAATCGTCGGCGAGTGTTTCGCATTCAGAGACCGGGACGAATTTGAATTCGTCATGTTTATCGGGTTCGCGATTGATGATGCTATCGAAGTTTTCAACGTGCAACACGAACGTCGAAATGACCCAATGGAAAGCGTCAGCTTCATTGAGCACGATATTCTCGTAGTAACCAACGAAGTGCGTGCTTTGCGGTTGGAGGTTGAACTCTTCGAGCAGTTCGCGCTTAGCACACTCGACTAAGCGTTCACCGATGTCGTGAAGCCCGCTAGGCAAACTCCAGATGTTCTTAGCACTGCGGACGTTGTTGCTGCGGTGGATGATCAGAACTCTGTCACCATCGGTGACGAGCATCTGAGCTACGGTATAGGGCGTGGCTTGGGTCAAGCGTTTCCAGTCATTGCGGGGTGGTATCA